ACAGTGCATTTCCCGTTCTGGCATCAAGAGATTGAAGACATCCTTGTGCTAAAGAACAACAAAGGTACTGAAGACAACCGTGTACGCAAACTAGACTACAGCATCCAGTTAAACAAAACTATGTACGAAAGATTGTTGTCTGATAGCGAAATAACCCTTTTCTCGCCACACGATGTGCCTGGCTTGTACGAAGCATATTTTGGAGACCCAGATGCATTCCAAGAACTATATGAGAAGTACGAACGTGCTACAAGTATTAAAAAGAAAAAGATTAACGCATACGAACTGTTCTCTGCTTTAATTAAAGAACGTGCAGAGACAGGACGCATCTATATTATGAATGTTGATCACTCTAATACGCACAGTTCTTTCAAAGACACTGTATACATGAGTAACTTGTGTCAAGAAATTACACTTCCTACTAAGCCACTTGAGCATATTGATGATCCTGAAGGTGAGATTGCACTTTGCATTCTTAGTGCTATCAACGTAGGTATTATCAAGCAGTTAGACGATCTAGAAGACCTATGTGAACTTGCTGTTCGTGCGTTAGAAGAAATTATTGACTATCAACGTTATCCTATTTTGGCTGCTGAAAAGTCAACTAAAGCAAGACGTTCATTAGGTGTAGGTTATATTGGACTTGCACACTACCTAGCTCGCAATCATGTCAAGTACGAAGATCCGCAAGCATGGAAACTAGTTCATGACTTATCAGAATCCTTCCAATACTATTTGCTAAAAGCAAGTAATAAATTAGCAAAAGAGCGTGGTGCATGTGATTACTTTGATCGTACTAAGTACTCAGATGGTATCTTACCAATTGACACTTACAAGAAAGACTTTGATGAAATTGTTCCTAACAATTTAAACTATGATTGGGAAGGACTACGTAAGGACATTTTAGAATATGGTCTTCGACATTCAACTCTGTCTGCACAAATGCCTAGTGAGTCTAGTTCAGTTGTATCAAATGCAACTAATGGTATTGAACCACCGCGTGGCTTCTTAAGTGTTAAAAAGTCTAAAAAAGGACCATTGAAACAAATTGTCCCACAATATCAAAGTTTAAAAGCACATTACTCATTGTTATGGGATATGCCTAGCAATGACGGCTACATTAATATTGTAGCAGCCATGCAAAAGTTCTTTGATCAAAGTATTTCCGGTAACTGGTCATATAATCCAACACACTTCTCAGATAATGAAGTGCCAATGAGTGTTATGTTAAAAGACTTGTTAACAACTTATAAGTTAGGTTGGAAGACTTCGTACTATCAAAACACTTACGATTATAAAGAAGATCCAAGTGAGCTTGAAGACGAGAAGCCACAACCGTTATTAGAAAAAGTAAATGAAGTAGATCCTCTAGATGATGAGATGTGTGAAGCCTGTGCAATCTAAACGGTTGACACAGAGCTAAAAGTAGTATATTATTGTAAATTATTAAAGGAAGTAGAGAAATGGCAAAAACAGTTTTTAACAGGGATCGTATTGATTTCACCAAACAAAATATGTTCTTTGGTGCAGATCAAAATACCCAACGATATGATGTGTTTAAGTTTCCAGTATTTGATAAACTTAATCAAACCATGCTTGGTTATTTTTGGAGACCAGAGGAAGTGTCCCTTCAGAAAGATCGTGCTGACTATGCTAATTTCCGCCCAGAACAAAAACATATTTTTACAAGTAATTTAAAGTATCAAACTTTATTAGACAGTGTACAGGGCCGTGGTCCTGTACTTGCTTTTTTACCTTATTGTTCTCTACCAGAACTTGAAGGCTGTATTGTAACTTGGGACTTTTTTGAAACTATCCATAGTCGTTCCTACACACATATTATGAAGAACGTATATCCTGATCCAAGTGAAGTGTTTGACACTATTCTTAACGATGAGAAAATTCTTGATCGTGCTGTGTCAGTAACAAGAAACTACGATGCATTTGTTGAAGCGGCAGAAGCCTATCAGCATCACAAGGAAGGAAGTATGCGTGAAGTCAAAAAGAAACTGTTCCTTGCTATGATGAATGTAAATATATTAGAAGGTTTACGTTTTTACGTTTCATTTGCTTGTACGTTTGCATTTGGCGAACTCAAGTTAATGGAAGGCTCTGCAAAAATTATTAGTCTTATTGCTCGCGATGAAGCACAACACCTAGCACTTACTACACACGTTCTTAAACACTGGATGCAAGGCAAAGACGATCCAGACTTTGTCAAGATTGCAAAAGAGTGCGAAGAAGAAGTATATGCTATGTGGCGTGAATGTGTTGCAGAAGAAAAGGCCTGGGCAGAGTATTTGTTTAAGGACGGCAGTATGATTGGTCTTAATACTACATTACTTAATCAGTATGTAGAGTATATTGCTAATCGTAGATTGAAGGCGTTAGGTTATAATCCAATATTTGATGCTCCAATTAACACTAACCCATTACCTTGGACACAACATTGGTTATCAAGTTCAGGATTGCAAGTTGCTCCTCAGGAAACAGAAGTTGAGAGTTATATTATTGGCGGAATTAAACAAGACGTAGACAAAGACACACTTAAAGGATTTAAATTATGATAACAATTTACGGAAAACCTGCTTGTCCATTTTGCGACAAAGCAAAAGCATTCTGCGAAATGAATGGATTTGCCTACGAATACAAGTCACTTGGCACTGACTACACAAAAGAAGAATTGTTAGAAACATTCCCAGGTGCTCGTACTGTTCCACAAATTATTGTTGGTGGAAATAAGATAGGTGGCTTTGATAATCTAGCAAAGTACGTTGACGAAACAAATTATAACGGAACAGGATACTCACTATAATGTTAATAGAACTACCATACAAAGAAGGCGATACAGTTTCAGTAAAACTAGGATCAGGCGAAGAACTAATTTCAAGATTAGAAAAAGAAGATGCGTCATCAGTAGTGTTAGGCAAACCAATGATGGTTGTAGCAAATCAACAAGGATTAGGTCTTGCACCTTTTATGTTTACAATTAATTCTGATGCTAAAATTAAAATAAATACAACTAACGTACTATGTATTGTTAAAACAGAAGAAAATATGGCGAAGCAGTATATTTCAAGTACATCAGGAATTGCAGTAGTATAATATGACAGGAATGGTAAGAACCAACGCAGACGTACACATAGGACACGCAAGTCCTACTCCAAACCCGTTTCATCAAACGGCGTATGCTGTTGGCTCTCCAAATGTGTTTACTAATAATGAACACCAAGTAAGAATTGGGGATACTACATACTGCGGCGATCCAGCGGCAGCAGGATCTCCAAACGTATTTGCAAATAACATACCTGTACATAGAAGAGCCGATGCAACTGCTGGTCATGCTTCTTGGGTTCCAAATGCAGCCCAAACTGCGTCTCCAAATGTGTTTGCAAATGGAGAGTAAGAGATGGCCAAACCAGACTACTTCGCAATAGCAGAACAACTAGCCGTTGAAACTGATCCTGATATTAGAGCTCAATTAAAAGCACAACTTTATGTCTTTACAGAAGAATTAACTGAAGCAGAAAAATCCCTTTTTGGATATTTTTTTGTAGACTACATTGAAAACGATCCAGGTTATGTAGAAGGTGTGTTTTCTAGTTATGCAGGCAAGTACTTTGGACCAAACGGAGAACTTTCATAATGGCAATAGTACTTCGTGAAACAAAAGGTACTGCACTCACCTACAATGAAGTAGATGAGAACTTTGACTTTTTAGAAAGAACTAAACACAATCGTTTAGATCCTTCATACGAGGGTGTATATCCTAACGCACAACTTACTGTTGATGACAAAGGCGAAATAGTTGCTATTGGATCAGGCGGCCTTTTACTTGAAGGTGTTTATTATAATCCAAAGATAACAGTTGATGACAAAGGCGTTATCATTGCATTAGAAGAATCAGGTGAATACCTAAGTGCAACAAGCGATACATTTGCTTTTGGTACTAATGACTTTACAATAGAGTGTTGGGCTAGAGCAAAGACTAGTGCAGATAGTGGCGGCATATTTCACCTAAGTCCAACAGGGTTTTCTGGAAAGAATAATTCATTAGCAGTGGCATTTGCTGCATCTGGTGTTGCAAAGTGGCAACTGTTTGCAGGAGATCAACGAGCGGCAACTCCAAGTGTAACTACACCAGTTCCGGATACTTGGTACCATGTTGCTGTAGTTAGAACTGCTGGTGAAACAAAACTTTACATTGATGGTTCTTTAGAAAGAACTGTAACTGATGTAGTTGACTATACAGGTACTAAACTTATAATAGGTGGTTTCCTTAACTTAGCATATCTATTAAATGGAAAC